ACGTTCTTAAGAAAAAACTAGATAATTTCTTGGGTGACAACGATACTGAAGAAAAAGAGTGTATAGGTGACGAATGTTTAATCAACGATGGTAAAGAAATCGTTGAGAGGGTAAATAAAGTTTACAAGACAAATGATGGTAGACAATTATTAATGTAATAGAAATGAATAAGAAAGAATTATTATCTGAAGAATTAAAAAGACACCAACAATTATTGGAATATAGTTTTTATGTTCCTGAAGAAACTGATAAAGAAAATGATTTATTATTTGACGAGATTTTAAATGAACAAGATCCTGTTGGAGATGAAGAAACTGATACCACAGTAGAGGACCCATTTGCGGCTGATGCGGCTGGTGAAGAAACTGATACTACAGTAGAAGACCCATTTGCGGTTGATGCGACTGGTACTGAAGAAACTGACCCATTTGCCGATGCTGGCGAAGGTGCTGAAGTTGAAGATGAATTTGCTTCAGACGATATGGGAGGGGAAGAAACTGTTGAGGTAGATGTTACGGATATAGTTGATAAAACTGAGGAAACAAAAACATCTGTAGATGGTATAAATACTAAAATGGATGAACTATTGGGTAAACTATCAGATTTAGAATCTCAAGTGGGTGGAATGGATCAGGTAATAGGTAAAATAGACGATTTAGAAAAAGAAATCGAAAAAAGAAACCCAACACCAGTAGAAAGGTTAGAAATGAGATCAATGGATTCATTTCCATATAGTGTATCCTTAACTGATTTTTGGTCAGATAAAGAAGGGTATGAAGCAACCGAAGAAGAAACTGAATATACGTTAACTCAGAGCGATGTTGATAATTACGATAAAAAGGAAATAAGAGATTCCTTTACTTCTAATAACGAAGAAGACCAAGAATAACCAATATACGTAAACTAATTTAAGATACTTATTGACTTTTTAATGTTTTATTACTATTATTGTTAAATAAACATTAAAAAAAATAAAAATGAGTAAAAAATTAGACGCAATTCTTTCACAGTATGAAAAAAATACTGAATCGAAAGGAAAATCAAAAATTTCTAACGAAGATAGACTTAAAAAGTACTTCACAGAAAAATTACAGAAAGGTGTAAAATCTGCAACCAGAACCTTTAGAATCTTACCTGGAAAAGGTGAGGAATCTCCATTTACTGAAGCTTATTTCCACGAGAAAGAGTTAAATGGTACATACCCTAAAACATATTGTCCTAAACTTAATGATGGAGAACATTGTCCATTATGTGAAGCTAGAAGTGCATTATTGGAAGATGGGTCAGAAAAGGCTAAAGAATTGGCTAAAGGGTTAAATCCTCGTAAATGGTACGTTGTAAAAGGTATCGATAGAGATAACGAAGATGATGGTGTTAAGTTTTGGAGATTTAAACATAAGTGGACTGGAGACGGTGTTATGGATAAATTAATCCCTTTATTTAAATTAAAAGGTGATATCACTGATCCAAGAGAAGGTAGGGATATCGTAATTGTCGCTGGAAGAAATGACAAAAACCATTCTGTCGTTAATTCTATTATGTGTGATGATGTTGCAATCTTAACTAGTGATACCGCAAAGGCGAATGACTGGATGGGTAACGAAGAGACATATAAAGATGTTTACGCTAAAAAGTCACTTGAGTATTTAGAAATTATTGCTACGAATAAAACGCCTATTTGGGATTCGGAACAAAAGATTTATGTTGCTGAAGAAGACAAAGAAGAGGCTGAATCCGCTTCATTAGAAAAAGAGATTTCATTTATGTCAGACACCTCAGAAAGTTCGGAAAAAGAAGATGTATTCGTTACAGATTTAAATTCTAAAGATTCTGATGAAGACGAACTACCATTTTAATATAAAATAATATATGGCTAAGAAACCTTTAAAAAAGAAAACATCTGATTTTTCTTCTATAAGAAAAAAGTTTTCCTCCTCTGAGAGATACAAAGAACAAAAGTATTTTGATTTGGGGGAAGCCTTCCAGAAGGCTACAGGTATACCTGGACCCGCTATGGGACAAATTAATATGATGTTAGGTCATTCTGACACAGGAAAAACTACCGCACTTATACAAGCTGCGGTAGACGCCCAGAAAAAGGGTATCTTACCGATATTCATTATTACTGAACAAAAATTTAGTTTTGAACACGCCAGACAAATGGGGTTAAAAACTGAATACGTTGAGGAAATAGATGAAACAACTGGTGAGGTTACTGGTTTTTGGGATGGATTCCTATTATATAAGTTAGGATTTGACTATATTGAACAAGCTTTTGAATATGTAACGGAAGTTTTAGATGGTCAAAAGAATGGAGAATTACCTCACGATATACTATTTTGTTGGGACTCTATAGGTACTATACCTTGTAAAATGAGTTTTGATGGGAAAGGTGGAAATCAACATACCGCTAGAACTATATCTGAAAAATGGGGTATGGGAATGGCTCAGAGGATTACATCTTCGAGAAAAGAATCATCCCCATACACTAACACTATGATATTCGTAAACCAGCCTTGGGTAGAGTTACCAGATAATTCATTTGGACAACCTAAAATACAACCAAAGGGCGGTCAATCAATATACTTATCTTGTGCGTTAGTATTCTTATTTGGAAATCAAAAAAATGCTGGAGTATCTAAACTATCTGCCACTAATAAAGGTAGAAAAGTTAATTTCGCTATTAGAACTAAGGTTGGTATACATAAGAACCATATGAATGGTTTAGGGTTTGCTGATTGTAGAATATTGGCAACAACACATGGTTTTATTGAAGACGATAAAAAATATATTGATCAATATAAAGACGAACAGAAAACTTATTGGTCTGAAATATTTGAAAATGTTGGTAACGATGTGTTAGATTTTGATATTGTCTCTGATAACGAATATATTGAAGCACCCGTAGATTATTCTGATGATTGATTGTTTAACCACATAAGATATGATCGGTGAAACTACCTAACAAGAAAAAAACTTACTCACACACTTTATTAGTTGACGGTGACTCGTTATTAAAAACCGCCTATTTTGGAGCTAAAAATCTTTATAATAAGGATGTCCACATAGGCGGTATTTTTCAGTTCTTAACTATGTTAAGGAAGATAATTAAAGAATATCGTTTTGATAGGGTATATGTCTTCTGGGATGGAAGATTTAGTGGTAGACTAAGGTATGACATATATAAGGAATATAAGTCCAATAGAGACAAAGATTTCTATAATGAAACACCACAAAGTGATCCAGATTTATATATTCAGAAAGAAAGGGTAATGTCTTATTGTGAGGAACTATTCATCAGACAATATAAAGATGAGATAGTTGAAGCTGATGATTCCATAGCGTATTATGTATCTAAGATAAAGGATAATGAAAAAGTTGTCATTCTATCCAACGATAGAGATTTATGTCAGTTGATTGATGATAGAGTGGGGATGTATGTTTTAAACTTAAGAACTATTGTCACTAAAGATAATTATTTGAACTATTTTGACCATCACCCCACCAATCTTAAACTAATAAAGATGATTTCTGGTGACGTTAGTGATAACATAAAAGGGATACAAGGTATTAGTGAAAAAACTATTAAAAAATATTTTCCAGAAATTGTTGAAAAAACTTTGACATTGGAAAATATTATTAGTAAGATTGATACTATACAAAACGAAAGAAAAAATAGATTGAAAACATTAGATAATATAATAAATAGAGTTACTGTTGGTGTACAAGGTAAAGATATTTACGATATTAATGAAAAGTTAATCAATCTTAAGAATCCATTACTAACAGAGTCTTCAAAAGAAGAATTAGATTATTTATTTGAAACCACTATTGATCCAGAGGGTAGAGAAGTAAAAAATGTGATTAATATGATGATTGAAGATGGTTTAATGATGGCGTTACCAGGAGGGAGAGATGGGTATATAAACTTTTTACAACCATTCCTAAGAATTATAAAAAAAGAGAAAAATTATTATTTAAAAACAAAAACAGAGAAAGATGAAAAAAGTGTATAAAACATTTCCGTATGAATTTTTATTTCAAATAAACGGAAACCCAATTGTAGGAAGAAACTTCCCAGTTTATAATTTCAATAAGAATTCATTATCTTCAATAGAGATAAAAGAGTTAGTAGATGATTGTGTAGATATTATTAAAACACATTTTAAAAATAAAACATATGATTATATGTACAAATACTATAACCCATATTTTTATACTACCGCTGAAGAAGTTGTAACTACAGAGTTTGAGACAAAGGGTATTTACGAAGAAGAAGACTTTTTCACTTTTCAGATATTACATAAGAAAAGAATTGTAGGGGAAAAGATTTTTACTGGAAATGACTTCCCACCAAAAGTAAGATATGATGTCGATATAAGAAAAATTTTACCTAAAATCATTGATCAAATTCAACAGGGGTTAAGTCAGAAAGATTATACAAAAAAATATTGTGATTATGACTTAGACTGCATATTTATTAATAAATAAACTAATAGAGTTATGGATAAAAAAGAAGTTAAGAATTTAGGTTATTTAGGGTATAGTTTTCAGATTAAGTTAGTTAAACAAATTGTTGAAGATACTAAGTTTTCAGAAAGTATCTTAGACATTATTTCACCGAATTATTTTGATAATGAGTATATTAGATTAATCATCGCTAGTGTAAAAGATTATAAAGATAGTTATGAGACTATACCTACATATGAGACTATAAACCAAATTATTAAGTCTGAAGTTAGAAGAGACATTGCCAGAGAGTCGGCTTTAGAAATGGTTAAAGAAGTACTAAACTCTGATAGTAAAGATTGTTTACATACACAAGAAGTTGCCATTAAGTTCTGCAAACAACAAGAACTTAAGAAGGCTAATCAGAAAATCCAAAAGATTTTAGATACAGGAGATTTTGATAGATATGAAGAGTGTGAAGAAATATTAAAACAAGCTTTAACTATTGGTGATATTACCGATGATGGAATTGATGTGTTTCACGCCATAGAAGATGTTCTTAGCGATGACTTTAGATCACCAATACAAACTGGTATCGTAGGTTTAGATAACCTTATGGATGGTGGGTTAGCTAAAGGTGAGTTAGGGGTTATATTGGCCCCGTTCGGTGTCGGTAAGACTACTTTGGTTACTAGAATGGCTAATACTGCTTATAACTTAGGGTATAATGTAGTTCAAATCTTTTTTGAAGATAACCCAAAAGTTATACAGAGAAAACATTTAACATGTTGGACTGAAATACCTTTAAGTGATTTAACAGAAAACAAAGAAGAAGTTAAAAGATTGTTACCCACCCTTAAGAGTAAAGAAGGTAACCTTATCTTAAAGAAAATGGCTAGTGATGGAACAACAATACCTCAGATTAAACAATATCTAAGGAAATTGACTTCTAATGGTATGAAACCTGATGTTGTCTTTGTGGATTACATTGATTGTATTGCACCTACCAAACAATTTAAAGATGAATGGTCAGGTGAAGGTAATGTTATGAGACAATTTGAAACTATGATATCAGAATTGGATATTGTTGGTTGGACTGCGATACAAGGAAACAGAAGTTCTATTGGGGCGAATGTTGTACAAGCGGATATGATTGGTGGTTCTATTAAAAAGGGGCAAATCGGACATTTCATTGTTTCAGTAGCTAAAACTTTAGAACAAAAAGAAGAAGGTAGAGCCACTATGGCGATTCTTAAATCTAGATTCGGTAAAGATGGTGTTATATTTGAAGATATTTTATTTGATAATGGGACACTTGTAATCGATACTAATGATTCTAGTGACGTATCTTTCTTAGACTTTGAAAAAGGTACAAAGAAGAAAGATGCGAACTTTATAACGGATGTTATAAATAAAAACAGAGCGACTTCAGGAGGAGGATAACTTAATTAAGTTATTTAAATGTAACAAACGATTTTAAATCAATCGTTAAGGAAATACTCACCTTAAGATCTAAATAAAAACACAAAAAAAATAAAGAATATGGACATAACAAATAAAATATTATCAGATATCACAGTGTATATGAAATACGCTAAATACCTACCCGAATTGAATAGGAGAGAGACATGGGAAGAATTGGTGACTAGAAATAAGAATATGCACATTAAGAAATATCCTGAATTAAAAGATGAAATAGAAGAAAAGTATAAATTTGTATATGATAAAAAAGTTTTACCATCGATGAGATCAATGCAATTCGCTGGTAAGTCTATTGAGATATCACCTAACAGAGTTTATAACTGTGCGTTTTTACCTATCGATTCAGTAGAGTCGTTTAGTGAGACAATGTTTTTACTTTTAGGTGGTACAGGTGTTGGGTACTCAGTACAAAAACATCATGTAGAGAAACTACAACCAATAAATAAACCATATAGTAAAAGAAAAAGAAGGTTCTTAATCGGGGACTCAATCGAAGGGTGGGCTGACTCAATTAAAGTATTGATGAAATCATATATTGGCGATAAAAGAAGTTCTACTATAGAATTTGATTTTTCGGACATTAGACCAAAAGGAGCTAGATTAGTTACTTCTGGCGGTAAAGCACCGGGACCACAACCATTAAAGGAATGTATTGTTAAAATAAAAGGTATTTTAGAAAGTAAATCTGATGGTGAAAATTTATCCACACTTGAAACACACGATATTGTATGTTACATTGCTGACGCAGTGTTAGCTGGTGGTATTCGTAGGGCAGCTTTAATTAGTCTATTTAGTGCAGATGATGACGAAATGATTTCTTGTAAAACAGGTAACTGGTGGGAAACAAACCCACAAAGGGGTAGGTCAAATAATTCAGCGGTTCTTATTAGACATAAAATCACTAAAGATTTCTTTATGGAATTGTGGAAAAGA